AAGTACTGGTGATGAGGCTATTTTTTCTGCCAGCAAAAATTTTAACAAAAGAAAATTTATAAACAATGATAATTTTTTTACTATTAATAAAATTTTAGAATGGAGCACTAAAGATAGATTTGCGTTTGTAAAAAGAAATCAACTTAATATTAAAGAGTCAACTGTAGAAATTGAAAATTTAATGCTATATTATTTTGATTTTTTGTTGCAAGAAGATATAGACTTTGCTGAAGGTAGACAATCTATTGAGTTTACAGATAACATGCATATTAAAAATACTTTAGGATGGTATAGTAGATTTTTTAACAATAGACCAAAAGATTTAGATAATATTTTAAGATCAGTTAGATTTAAATCAGAATATTACGAACTGTCTAAAATTATTGCCAATAGTTTAGGTAATTTTAATGGACTTCACCTAAGATTAACTGATCATATACCTCAGCGTGTCTCAACCACAACAGAAATGTTTGACGGGGCAATTGAAAAAATAAACAACAACAAACCACTTGTTTTATGTAGTGACGATGTAAATAATGACGTTATAAAACAATCTAGATATAATTTTATTTATTTAGATCAGTACATTTTAGATAATTTTGGCAAAGAGTTTTCTAGTTTTCAATATACCGACGAAGTGTCTTTTGGCATATTAAATAATTTGGTTATGCATTATTCAGATAAATTTATTGGTACAATTGGTAGCACTTATAGTGGCTATATACAAAGATCTATGAACCAGACAAGGGATATAGAGTGGCTATGGTTTGACTATATTAATAATCCAATTTATGAAGAATCTGGCACGGGCAAATACTCGTGGAATAGTTCAAAAAAGTTGTATACTATTGATAAACAATGGTTTAGAGAATGGAAGGAGTCAAGACTAATATGAAAACAGCATTAGTGCTTGGAGCAGGTGGCTTTATTGCAAACCATATGGTTAAAAGATTAAAATCTGAGGGGTATTGGGTTCGTGGAGTAGATATTAAAAAACCAAACTTTTCTGAGACGCAAGCAGATGAATTTATTGAAAGAGATTTGTCAGTATATGACAATATGGAAAAAGTTATACAGTTTAAAGGTTATCACGGTAATTTTTATAAAGAAATTCCATATAAACTTATAACTTCATTTGATGAGATCTATCAGTTTGCCGCTGACATGGGTGGAGCGGGATATATTTTTACTGGAGAAAATGATTCTCAGATAATGGAAAATTCTGCATTAATTAATTTAAATTTATTACGAGCACAATCAAGACTTAATCAAAAATACGAAATTAATAAAACAAAAATATTTTATTCTAGTTCTGCATGTATGTATCCAGAATATAAGCAGTTAGATGTAAATAATCCTGGACTTAAGGAATCTGATGCATACCCTGCAGATCCTGATAGCGAATATGGATGGGAAAAATTATTTAGCGAAAGAATGTTTTTGGCTTTCAATAAAAATAATAATATACCAATAGCAATTGCCAGATATCATAATATCTATGGACCAGAAGGAACTTGGGATGGCGGTAAAGAAAAAGCCCCTGCTGCAATATGTAGAAAAGTTATAAAAGCAGAAAATTCCATAGAAATCTGGGGGGATGGAGAACAGACTCGTTCATTTTTATATATAGACGAATGTATAGAAGCAACAAGAAGATTAATGCAATCAGATTTTACTGGTCCAGTAAACATAGGATCAGAAGAAATGGTTACTATAAATCAATTAGTTGATATCGTCTGTAGTATTGAAAACAAGTCCTTAGAAAAAATCCATATTCCTGGACCACTTGGCGTACGTGGTAGAAATTCTAATAATGACTTAGTAAGAGAAAAATTATCATGGGACTATTCGTTATCGTTAGTTGATGGTATATCAAAAACTTATGCTTGGATAAAAAAACAAATTGTCAATGGAAAATAAACAAGAATTAGTTAAAGAGTTTGTTATTGAAGACGGAATAGGTGCTCAACTGTGGAGAAAAATATATGCTATGTCTTATGCAAAATATTATGGATTAGTTTTTCAAGACACACCAATTACAAACTTTTTGATACATGAATCGGATAAGGTTTCTAGCGAAGAAGAAAAACAAGAATTTATAAAAAAATTTTTATCAGTCATAGACAATCCTTGGAAAGATTACGATTTTTCCGATTTGTCAAATTTTGTTTTATGTGACAAGGCAGGCGCTGGACTTCCAGTGACACAGGGAATAATACCATCACTTCAAAACTTTACTAAACTTGCACCAACATTTAATAATATTGAAGGAATCAATAATGAAGTTGTCATACATATAAGGCGTGGAAATGTAATTAAGGAAAACCCAAGATGGATAGACGAAGATGTTTATATTAATTTAATTAAATCAGTTCCATATATGCTAGATAAATTAAATATTTCTATTGATCAAATATCAATCATTACAGATGCATCTAATAATAACAAACTTTATAAACCTATAAATGACGATCAGATGCATAAATGGAATCAGCCGTACCTTAATCGTGATGAAAACGGATATTTTCCAGTAACAACAATTAACTTTGAATTGTTAAAAAATGCTGGTAGCAATATACAAATTTACAATAATTTATCAACCTATGATGCTTTTATTAAAATGATAAAGGCAAAAGTTTTAATAGTGTCCAGATCAGCCTTTAGTCAGGCTGCTGGACTACTATCAAAAAATGTGGTTATCGACATGTTTGATTCTCATAACCAATTTATGGGGTCTGTTGGCTTTGTTAACAGAGACGGAACCATAAATATTAATTAGGGAATTTTGTTAGCCATTCCTTAGCCCTTGGGGTTAATCCTTTCCAGGCACTCCAGTTTTCTCCACCTTTTGTCATTTGATAGGTAATTTGTGCATTTACAACTGGATTAAATAAGTCAGCATTGTGATCTAAATCATACTTGTCACGACGATCTGGACCAAGCATTCCAAGCATGTTTATTTGAAAAATACCATATGAACTGTCTCCAGTTTTAGTATTTCCGTTGAATGCAAATGGTCGACCATTACTTTCTCTTTTAGCAATAGCCCAAGCCTCCTTAAGATTTTTACCCTCAAAACCTACCAATTGCAATAGATTTTTTAGATCTTTATCAGATAGAGATGTAGCATTAGAATATTTTTCTAACTGATCTTCTTTAGCCTTAGAAACGATTTTGGCCACTTCCGTGGCCTCTATGGTCTCTTCAAGCACGACAGTTTTACTATCGTTTAATCGGTTTTCAAGAGCATTAGCCACGCTTGACCAAACGAAAAACATAGCCAATATGCTGAGTGTACCAATGATGTTCCTGTTATTATTCATAAAGTTAATCATAGTTTCCTCCTTAGAAACATAATGACACCTTGTTAAAGGGTGTCATATTACTTCTTAGTATAACACAAATTTAGACTCAATGTCAAATATCTCAAAAGTGGTATAATATATATCTCATGGCAACTAATCAAACATCAGGACAGTTTCAAATAGCATTTCCTAGATCTACAGACCCTGTAAATGTACACGGAGATTTAGAACAATTGGCGGGAGATGTCAAAGAATCATTAGAATCAATAGATGTTTCAATTATACAAATAGATGCTAAAAATGTTAGCGGTATAACATTACCAGCAGGTACCCCTGTTTATATTTTTAATTTTGCATCTACTGTTCCTGGAATAAAACAATATACAGAAAGTTTATGGTCATCTGGTTCTGTAAAACCAGTATTGGGTTTGTTAAAAACAACATTAAATAATAATTCTATTGGAAAAGTTGTTGTTGCTGGAGTACTTGCTAATATCAATACTTCATCTTTTACTACTGGCGATGTTTTGTATGTTGGTAGACCAGATGGTGGTTTGACAACAACAAGACCAACAGCAGGCTCTGGTGCAGTCGGTATTGTTGGATATGCACATGCAACAAATGGAGTTATTATTGTTGAGGCAAAAGGCAATGGAACGTGGGGGGCATTGAAGGCTGGATTAGCCTAATATGATATAATCACAGTATGGCAAATTTTCGTGGATCCGCTTCTTCTTATGATATTGGTGAAAAGCCACCTACAGTTCTTTGGACAGTAGTTAGAGGAGACACATCTGGTTTTAAAGTTTATGTAGTAGACGATGCTGGACAACCATTAAATATTCCAGATTGGGCTATTAACATGAAAATTAAAAGACCAACAAATAGTGCTGATGCAGGAGTTATTACAGATAATGCAACACTTGTTCTTCATTTAAACCCAGAGCACGATGCTGATGATTTAGATGGAGAGTTTACTGTTTACTTAACTTCAGCACAATCTCAAATTTTACAAACAGGAGATATCTTTGATATTCAGTTATCAGACCCAACAAGAGTATGGACGGTTGCTCAAGGTAGCCTTAAAATACTCGAAGATGTAACCGATTAATGGCAACAGCAACAATATCAGACCTTAAACATAAAACAAAATATATTAAATCTATAGATCATTCAATAAAATATATAGACACAATAAAGCCTACAGTAAAAATTAATTATTCGTTGCCGTTTCGTGTTAGATTTACCAGTATCAATATTGAGGGATACAGTTCTTCTAACCCGCCCCCAATTCCATTGCAGGTCATCGGATTTAGCAACTGGATTCTTTAAAAAAATAGCATAAAAAGGAGTTATAATACCATCATGGCCAAGATATCAATATCTAATTTAAAGACAAAGTTTGAGACTGGGGATCGCCCCACTCAGCAAGACTATGAGGACTTGATTGATTCAACCTCAGCCCGTTCAACAGACTTGGCGTCATCGGGCAATAATGAAAACACAATTTCAGGCATTGAAAATCCAACAGTAATAGATAATTTTGATGCTACAG